CAAGTAGACACGGCGACCACCAAAGCACAAACAACCGCACAAACAACGTTAACTACTACTACAACGGCTTCGAGCGTAGCTATGAAAGCATTTAGAGCCGCGTTAATTAGCACGGGAATAGGTGCAATAGTTGTTTTGGTTGGTATGTTAATTGGAAACCTTGACAAATTAGGAGCTGCATTTACTTGGTGTGGTGAAAAAATAGCCGAGTTTACCGATTGGATTGGACTAACGGACGGGGCTTCCGAACAAATGTCTGAAAACGACAAGAAGCGAACCAACCAACAGATAGCTAACATAGATAGGGAAATAGCAAAAGCCCGTCAACGTATGGCAGTTAGGGAAGAATCTTTTAACACGGAAGACCAAGCGTTTAACCGCCAAATAAGTTTAGCCAAAGCGCAGGGAAAAAACACCACAGATTTAGAAAGAGCGCGACTTAAAGCGTCAATCCAATACCGAAAAGACTTGGTAAAGGAAAACGAAGGTATCGTTAAGCAAACGAAACTACAATACGACCTTTTTAAAAGTACTTTACGAAAAGGCGAAGGTTCTACCGTGTTTGGGTCTAAAGAAGAAATAGCCCGACTAAATGAACTTTGGTCTACTATCGAAAAAAGTAATAAAGATTTAGCGGCTTCCAAAAATGATTTAGCCAACGCGAATAATGACCTAAAAGTATTCGAAGCTGATTTAGCAAGAACCCAAAAAGAACAAGCCGCCCAACAAGCCAAGAATAGTAACACAACTACAAAAACTACCATAAGCAATAACCAAAAAGTAGTCAAGGACACGAAGGCAGCGAACAAGGAAATAATAGATAACATAAACAAAACACAAGACGAAGAATCCAAACTTCGTAAGGAGAAATTAAACCAAGACCTTTCCTTACTTGAAGAAGGAATAGACAAAGAAAAACAAGCCCGTAATAATGCGTTTGTAGAATTTAGGGACAACTTCCTAAAAGAACAAAACAAAGCGGAACGGGAAGCCTTAGATAAAAAGTTTATAGACGGCAAAATTAATCGAACAAAATACGAAGAAGAATTAAAGAACCTACAACTTAACTACGCTAAAAATCTAACTGAAGAAGAAGCCGCGATACTAAAAACTGCCGAAGAAGTTTTACAGAAGGATTTAAAAGCAATAGATGACAAGTACAAAGAAGTCGAATTAAACGCTATTGCAGAAGCGAATAAAAATAAGTTAGCCAAAGAACAAGAATTTCAAGCGACCATTGAAGGAATAGACGAAAGCAACTTTCAAAAGAGAACTGAAAAACAATTAGGCGCAAAAGGTTACGAACTCGAATTAGTACGACAAAAATACTTTGAGTTGGAAGAACTTGCAAAAGGAAATGCCGACCAAGAAGCCGTAATAGCCGAAGCCAAAGCTAACGAAATAAACGAAATTGAAAAGAAGTACGACGAAGAAAGTAAAGCAAGGAAACGCGCAGAACTCGAACGAAACGTAGGCTTTGCAAAACAAGGACTAACGATTATTGCAGACATTACCGACTTATTCAATAAGAAAGGAACGGAGAGCGCAAAGAAAGCGTTTAAGATTAAGAAAGCCGCTCAAATGGCTAACGCGTTAATAGATACTTATATGAATGCAACTGCCGCCTATGGTTCGCAGTTCCTACCTTTACCCGACGCAAGTAGTCCCGTTCGTGGTGGTATCGCTGCGGGGTTAGCCGTTGCCGCAGGTTTAGCCAACGTCGCTAAAATTGGAATGCAGAAATTCGAAGGCGGTGGTTCTTCGGGTGGTAGTGGCGGTGGTGCTAACGGTGGCGGTGGTGGTTTAGGTGGTGCAACCCAAGCCCCTACGTTTAACGTAATAGGAAACAACGGCTTAAATCAATTAGCCCAACTTCAACAACAACCAACCCAAGCCTTCGTAGTTAGTGGACACGTTACCACGGCGCAAAGTTTAGATAGAAACAGAATAGAAAACGCAACACTTTAAGAATAATTTAATTAATTAGATATGAGAATAATCGAACTCATTATAGACGATAAAGACGAACAAAGCGGAATAGATGCGGTTAGCGTTGTACATAGCCCCGCAATCGAAGAAAACTTTATAGCTCTAAATAAACACGAAGTAGAATTAAAAGAAGTTGACACCGAGAAAAAGATTTTAATGGGTGCGGCTTTGATTCCTAATAAACAGATTTACCGCAAAAACGCAAAAGGCGAAGAATACTATATTTACTTTTCTCCCGACACTATCCGTAAGGCTTCGGAACTTTTCTTAATGCGCTCAAACCAAAACAATGCTACATACGAACACGAAAAAAAGTTAACGGGTTTAAGTGTTGTGGAATCGTGGATAATTGAAGATGAACAAAAAGACAAATCTAAACTATACGGCTTTGACCTTCCAAAAGGAACTTGGATGATTTCGATGAAGGTAAATAACGACGAAGTGTGGAACGATGTCAAAGAAGGCAAAGTAAAAGGATTCTCAATAGAAGGTTATTTTGCTGATAAATTCGAAATGAGCGCAGAAGAAGACGAAGCCACCGAGGTGCTAAACGAACTTAAAAAAATCTTAAACATAAAATAAAATGGCTACTATTAATTCAATCTTAAATAAGATTCATAAAACAGAATTAGAAACACACGAAACAAAATTAGCTTTAATTGACGATTTAAAAAGCGTTATAGCCAAAGTAAAATCAGAAGAAGGAGAATCTAACAAAATGAAAACGGAAGCATTAAAAGCTAAAAAAATGTTTGACGATGCAACCAACTTAAAGAACTCTTTACAAAATACCTACGAAGCCAATAAGGTTAAATACAATAAACAACTGCAAGAAAACAACGCTTTATTTAAAGGCATTTCTAACCAAGCTAAAGAACTTGGAATTGCAGTTACTGAATTACCTATTTACAAAGAGTATGTAAATGCTTCAAATATTTTGAACGAATTAAATAAATCTAACCAAACTAATTGGGAATTAATTTCTAAATATTAGAAATGGCAAAGCAAACTAACGTAAAAGTTCACGTTGCAAAACCCAAGGTAAAGCGTCCAAATGTACACGCAAAAACCAAAGCGAGTAAGTTAAAAACAAGTAAAAATTATTTGAAAATATACAAGGGTCAAGGGTAAAACCACAAAAAACTAAAATGCGTTTTAAGGCTATTTTTAGGCGATTTAAGAGACTTTGGGTATTAAGTGGGGTTACTATATTAAAATATAAAGATAATAAAAAATCCTTATTTTATAAGGGTTGTAGAAGGGCAAAGTGTAAGTTTAACACTAACTAAAAAAAATATGATACAAGGTAAAAGAAGCAGCCCAATAGGGGGCAAAAGAGGGTGTCTATGTAAAGACGGAAAGTATAGAAAAAAATGTTGTACGGGTGAACTTCCTAACCAAGGAATAGGAAGCGACGTTACACCACCGAACCCCGTACCACCCCCACCCCTTTGGTATCCGAAACCTTAAAAATGAAACAGTCAAATAAAATAATAGTTATTTAAAAAAAAGTTATGAAAAACATTTTAGACAAAATCAACCGAGCGGATGAAATCCAAGCTAAATTAGAATTGGATAAAACCGAATTAGCTAAACACGAAGTTGAATTAGGTTCTGTTGATGACCTTAAAGAATTAAATGCAAAATACAAAGATTTAATTAAGAGAATTAGCGAAAATCAAATTAAAATTGAAGCGACTTCGTCAAGGGTTAATAAAGCAAAAGCAGAACTTAAAAAAGCAACCGAAGAAGAAGCAACTTCAAAAAGCGTATTGGCTTCAGATATTACAAGAGCAAACGAAGTATTAAACCTATCCGATACAGCAACTTCTAATCAAACACGAATTGCAAAACAAGTTTTAGACCAAGCAAAACAATTAGGAATTGACGTTAAAACAATACCCGCTTATAATGAATCGTTTTCGTGGTCTACACCATTAGAACAAGCATCTATTAAATTACGTCAATTTATATCTAAACTAAAATAAAAATGAAAAATAGCACACTACTTGAAAAAATCAAAGCGATGTTATCTAACGAAATTAAGTTAGAGCAAATGTTAATGGGCGACGGAGTAACCAAAATCGAAGCCGAAACTTTCGAAGCGGGTAAAGAGGTTTTTGTCGTAACAGAAGACGAACAAAAGATAGCCGTTCCCGTTGGTGAATACGAATTGGAAGACGGGCGTATTTTAGTTATCGTTGAAGAAGGTATTATATCTGAAGTGAAAGAGAAAGAAGAAGAAGTAGAAGAAGAAGTTAAAGAAGAGGAAACTACCGAAGAAGCACCCGTAGAAGAAGAAATGTCCGAAGCCGTAGCAACGCCTAAAAAAACTATCGAGTCTATTGTTAAAGAAACTTTCTTTAGCGAAATCGAAAGACTAACAAATGAAAACGAAATGTTAAAAGCAGAATTAGCAAAGATTACTAAAGTTGACGAAGTAGCAAATGAGTCTACCGAACTTTCAGAAATTCCCGCGCCTATTTCTTTTAACCCCGAAAATGAAAGCGCAGTAACCCACGTTAAGATAGGTTCTAAAGCGCCTAAAGGAATTATTGATTCCGTATTAAACAAAATGTATAAATAATTAAAATTTAATAAAATGCCAAATCCAACAATTACTACAACGTATGCAGGTCAGTGGGCAGGGAAATATGTTTCCGCAGCCCTACTTTCTGCACCAACTATCGAAGGCGGCGGGGTTACCGTTATGCCGAACGTAAAATTTAAAGCGGTTATCCAACGTTTGGAGACTACCGATTTCTTGAAAGATGCTACTTGCGACTTTACCCCCGTGGGTACGGTAGACCTTACCGAGCGAGTATTGGAAGTTAAAGACCTTCAAGTTAATATGACTCTTTGTAAATCAGAGTTCCATAGAACTTGGCAGTCTATCGAAATGGGTTATAGTTCTTTCGACACTTTGCCTAAATCTTTTGCCGATTATCTAATAGCTTATGCCGCTGAAAAAGTAGCAGCTGCAAATGAAATTTCTATTTGGCAAGGTTCTTCTTCTACAAGTGGTCAATTTGACGGGTTATTTACAACCGCTCAAGCAGACCCTGCTTTACCCGTAGCTCAAAATATCGCAGGTGGTACAATTAACGCGGGTAACGTTATCCCTGCTTTGCAATCGGTTTATGCTGCTATCCCTGCTTCTTTGTTCGGTAAGCCCGACCTAAAAATTTACGTTTCTCAAGACGTTCTTAAAGCGTATGTTGCTGCATTAGGTGGTTTTTCTGCATTGGCTACGTCTAACTCGGGTGTTAACGCTCAAGGTACAATGTGGTACAACAACGGAGATGTAACTTTTAACGGAGTTCCTATCTTTATGGCTAACGGATTGCCTACTTCTTCTATGATGGCTACAACTGTATCTAACCTTTACTTTGGATGTTCACTTTTAAGCGACACTCAAGAAGTGAGAGTAATTGACACCTCTTCCACATTGGGAGACGATAATGTACGAATCGTTATGCGAATGGCAGCGGGTGCGCAATACGGAGTTATCGAGGACATCGTAGTTTACGGATAATCAATAACTAAAATATAACGGGGTGGTGGATAAACTGCCACCCTTTTTTTAAACTTTTTAAAACTAAAAATTATGAGCTGCGATATTAGCCACGGACGGGAAGAGCAATGTAAAGACGCGGTTGGTGGACTTCGAAATATCTATATTTTGAACTATGGATTATACGACCCACAAACCGACATTACTTACGACCCTACCCCCGCCCTTTCAGATTTAATTACGGGGATTTCTTTACCCGCCTTATCTTCTATTTACAAGTTCGAATTAAAGGGTACAAACTCTTTTGAACAAACTATTACAAGTTCGCGCGAAAATGGAACTACTTTCTTTGAGCAAGTGTTGTCTATTCAGTTGAAAAAACAAGACGCAGTAACACACAAAGAAATTAAGTTACTTTCCTACGGACGACCTAACATTATCGTTGAAAATAACAATAACCAATACTTTATTGCAGGTCTTGTAAGAGGTATGGACGTTACCGCAGGGACTATCTCAAATGGTACTGTTTTGGGTGATATGAATGGTTACGGGTTGACTTTTACGGGGCAAGAGCCCGTAATCGCCAACTTCCTTGATTGTTCAGACGAAGCGGCATTGGTTGCTTTACTTAATAACCCTACGGTAGTTAATTCATAAGAACTTTTGTTCATAGCGTAAATTGGGGGTTAATAGCCCCCTTTTTTTATTGCACAAAAAAACGAATAAAGAGTTATTAATATATGATAGTAGTTCAAGAAACAAATGTAAGCCAAACCTTCGACTTTATCCCAAGGTACGGAACGCCCGTAACTTTAGAACTAACCGACGAAAATACCAATGTTATGGTAGTTGTTACGGGTGTGTTCACGGGTGGCGATTATGTACATACTTTTAGCGGCGTACTTCCAACTGAAGAAAACCATTTTTATTGGATGGTACTAAAAGACGGGGGTTCAAACATAGTTTTAAAGGAACGTATCTTTTGCACGAACCAACCTATTAACACTTTCTCGGTAAACAACGGGGGCTACGTTTCTAATCAAACCATTAATGACTTTATAATGTATGAATAATATACACGTTTTACATTTAGCAGAATACCAACAACCAACGATTCAAGAATCAAAGCGCGATAATTGGGTAGAGTTCGGCGAAGATAATAACTATTTCGGTTACTTAATAGAAAGGTACACAAAGAGTACAACCAATTCGGCAATTATAAACAACGTAGCGCGACTTATTTACGGAAAAGGTCTTAGCGCCTTGGACGCTTCAAGAAAGCCAAACGAATACGCGCAAATGATGTCGTTATTTTCTGCGGATTGCGTTCGTAAAATGGTCTTCGATAGGAAGTTATTTGGTCAATTTGCAATACAAGTACACTACAACGACAAACACGACAAGATTCTAAAGGCTTATCATATACCCGTGAACCTATTACGCGCAGAAAAATGCAACGAAAAGGGAGAAATTACGGGTTATTATTACTCGGATAATTGGGAAGACACACGAAAATACGAACCTAAAAGGCTACCCGCGTTTGGATTCTCCAAAGAAAAAGTAGAAATAATGTTTGTTAAGCCTTACGGGGTTGGAATGAAGTACTATGCTTATCCCGACTACCAAGGCGCGATACCTTACGCAGTTTTAGAAGAAGAAGTAAGCGACTACCTTATTAACGAGGTACAACACGGATTCAGTGGAACTAAAGTAATTAACTTTAACAACGGAGTCCCGAGCGAAGAACAACAAGACTTAATAGCCCAAAAGGTTATGGGTAAGTTAACGGGTTCAAAAGGAGAAAAAGTAATAGTTGCTTTTAATCAAAATTCGGAATCAAAAACCACAATAGACGACGTACCTTTAAACGACGCGCCCGACCATTATACATACCTTTCAGAAGAATGTTTAAGAAAGATAATGTTAGGACATAACGTTACTTCACCTTTGCTTTTTGGCATTGCATCTTCTAACGGCTTTAGTTCGAATGCGGACGAATTACAGAACTCTTTTATTCTTTTTAATAATATGGTTATTCGACCATTTCAAGAAGAAATATTAGAAGCCTTTGACCGCATTTTAGCGTATAACGGAATTAGTTTAAAACTATTTTTCAAGACGCTTAAACCTTTAGAATTTACCGACCTTGAAAACGCACAAACTGAAGAACAAGTAGCTGAAGAAACGGGAGCGGACACTACAGAACTAAAAGCCCAAAGCAACTTAGACAACGAAGTAGCTAACGCACTAATTGAATTAGGCGAAGACCCTAACCCCGAATGGTTATTAGTAGACGAATACGAATTAGATTACGACACCGACGAAGCGGAAAACGAACTATTTAAAGAGCGTAAAAAAACACTTTTCGAAAAAGCTAAAAAGATTATTTCAACAGGTGTAGCGTTTCCCAACTCAAAGAGTAAACAAGACGACGTTATAGACGGCATTAAATTTATTACACGTTACGTTTATGATGGTGTTTTGTCTAAAAATAGCCGTGAATTTTGCAGAAAAATGATTGGTGCTAATAAGATTTACCGCAAAGAAGACATTGAAAGAATGTCAAAACAAGTAGTTAACGAAGGTTGGGGTGCAAGGGGTGCTAATTTTTATTCGATTTGGTTTTACAAAGGGGGTGGAAATTGCCACCACAAATGGAAGAAACAAGTTTACGCAAGTTTTGATAGTCGTTTTGGTATTGATGTAAATAGCCCTAACGCCAAACAAGTAGTCGAAGAAAAAGCAAAGAAGTTAGGCTACGTTATTAAGAATGACAAGAAAGTAGCGCAACGCCCCGTGGATATGCCGTATAACGGCTTTTTACCAACCAATAAAAGATTTAAATAATGGCTGAAGCATTATTAATAACCCGAGACGATTTAGTACGATTTACCGCAGTCAACGGGAATATGGATACGGATACCTTTATTCAATGGATTAAGGTAGCGCAGGACATACATATACAAAATTATACGGGTACGGACTTATTAGATAAGATTAAAACCGACATAATAAACAACACCCTTGCAAACCCGTATTTAACCCTTGTCGAAACCTATTTAAAGCCTATGTTAATCCATTGGGCTATGGTTGAATTTTTACCCTTCCAAGCGTACACAATAGCAAACAAGGGAATCTTTAAACATAGTTCCGAAAACGCTACTAACGTAGATAAAAACGAAGTAGACTTTTTAATAGAAAAGCAACGGCAGTTAGCAGTTTATTACACCGAACGATTCATAGATTATATGAGTTTTAATAGCGCTTTGTTTCCCGAATACACTACCAATAGTAACGGAGACGTTTACCCGTCTTCAGATTCCACAACATATACGGGTTGGTTTTTATGAAAAAGATTTATACGCCTAAAAAACAAAACATTATTAAGCTAACGAAGTTATTAATTAAACTGAATAAGAAATGAACTATTGGGGACAAGGCGCAGTTAATATGATAGGTTGGGGTCAAGGTGCAAAAAATATAATCGGTTGGGGTTCGATTTGTGCCGATAGTTGGTCACCCAATACAAATTTAGTAGGGTGAAAAAATTAGACCACCTTCAAGGATTAGGACTTATATATTATATATGCGGTTACGCGGGTTTTCTGTTTGCTTTGTACGAAGACATACCTATTTATCAAAAACTATTTAGCGCTACCTTTTGCGCGTTTATAACTTATCAATTAATTTCCTATTGGAACTATACAGATGAAAACTAAACTTTCCCTTTTCTTTCTTTCGCTATTGTCTATTTTAGCACCCGTTAAACCTATGGTTTTAATCGCCGTTGGGTTTATAATATTAGATATGTTTTTCGGAGTTTGGCGAAGTGTAAAATTATATGGTTGGAAGTCTTTTAGGTCAAGGCGTTTAAGCAATACCGCTTCTAAATCTTTTCTTTACGCAGGGGCTATTGTGTCCGTTTACTTCTTGGAAAAGTATTTATTAGCTGATTTGTTAGGATTATTCGTAAGCGTTCACTTGGTGTTAACCAAGGCGTTTACTTTCTTTTGTACGTTTATCGAAATTAAATCTATAAACGAATCTTACGAAGACGTTACGGGGAAGAACGTTCTTAAATCTTTTAAGGAGTTTTTGACGCGAACCAAAAACGATTTCACGGAGTTTAAAAACTAAATATGTACACAAATATGTACACACGCGAACAAATAGAAAAAGCCGTAAAGGCTAAAGGCTATAAATGGTTTGAAGATTCATCTAACAAAGGTTACGACGTTAATATAGTAGGGGTTAGAAATAACGCCCCTTCAATAGCCGATAAGGTAACAAACGTGTTTGACGATTTCATAACCATATCGTACAAAGATTCTTTAGGGAATTGGCAGTTTTTTTGTTGGAATGCCACTACCGACGCAGGTAAAAAAGGCGTTGAAAAATTCGGCAATCCAAAAGGCGTTGCGCGGTTAGTCGCGGGTCAATATCGCGGGGTTTGGGCAATCGACAAGCACCGAGGAAAATACGACGCGCTTTGTCAAAGATTAGGGAACGTTACCGTGTGGCGCGATGCCAACCGAGATTTAAAGTTTGACGAAATCAAAACCGATACGGGTATGTTTGGAATAAACATCCACAAGGCAGGTACGGATTCGACGTGGGTGGAAAATTGGTCTGAAGGTTGCCAAGTTTTCAAAAGAGTAAAAGACTTTGAAACCTTTATGTTTATATGTAAAAAAGCCGCGAAGATTCACGGAAATAAATTCTCCTATACTTTACTTGAGATATGAGACTATTTATAATAGCGTTTTTAGTCGTTTTAACGGCGTTTTCGTGTTCAAGTGAACTCAAGGTACAATACCACTACCGAAAAGCCATTGAAAACGGGCTAAAGGTGGTACAAGACACCGACACAATAAGGATTACCACAATAGATTCTTTCCCCGTTGTGGTTAATGATACTATCGTTTGGGAAAAATTTATTGCGTATCGCGATACGGTAATAAAGTTTCAAAATATATACGTTCCAAAAACCAAATGGCAAACCCGTATCGAATACAGAGAACGAATAAAGACCTTAAAAATTAAAGGGGACACCCAAGTAAAGGTAGTTAAACACGAATCTAAAGCAAAGGTTAAGACCCAACAAATTGTTAAGTATAGAACTTCGTGGTGGTTGGTATTGATAGCTTTTATTTTAGGGTTCTTTTTAAGGTTTATTCTTAATTCTTCGTTATTTAATAGAGTTAGTTTACTTTTACGTTATCGTAACCAATTATAAATGAAAGTAATTAAACACGGACGAAATGTCCACGAACTGCAATTAAGCGGTAAATTAGTTCACGTCGCTATGTTATCAGACATACATTGGGATAACCCACACTGCGACCGCGACCTATTAAAAAAGCATTTAGATTTCTGCAAAGAAAACAATATTCCCGTAATTATTAACGGGGACTTCTTTTGTTTGATGCAAGGACGTGGAGACAACCGAAGAAATAAAAGCGACATACGCCAAGAACATAACAACGCACGTTATTTAGATAGCATTGTAGAAACTGCCGTAGAATGGTTTACTCCTTACGCTGATATTATCAAAGTTATCGGTTACGGAAACCACGAAACGGGAATAATTAAATTTCAAGAAACAGACCTATTAAGAAGATTCGTAGACCTACTTAATTACAAGTGTCAAACCGAAATACATACGGGTGGGTACGGGGGTTGGATAATTGTTAAACAAAACTTCCATAGTAATTCAATAATTAGTACGAAAATTAAATATTTTCACGGAAGTGGTGGCGGGGGGATTGTAACAAAAGGGGCGTTAAACCTTACAAGGGCTTTAGAAATGTATGAAGATATGGACGTATTTTCAATGGGGCATATACACGAAAATAGTGGACGAAACGACCAACGGGAAGAACTGCATTTTAATTCGAAGCAAGGTTACTCAGTTAAACAGAAACCTATTCACCTTATGCTAACGGGAACTTACAAGGAAGAATACCAAGACGGCTACATAGGTTGGCACGTTGAACGAGGCGCACCCCCGAAGCCTTTAGGCGGTAGGATATTGAAAATAGAAACAAAAGAAGTTAATAACTCTTATGTAAAGAATATAGATTCTTTTAAGTTTCCGTTGTAATTTAGCGCATAGCGTTTTAATTAGGGGGCAAAAGCCCCTTTTTTTATGTCTTGAAAACGCTTATAAATCAATGGTTTATAAAATAATTTGTTAAAAAATCAAAAAAAAATGTTAAAAAGTTTGGTAGATTGAAACTTCGTATTTATATTTGCGTATAGTTATTCACTAAACAATTAAAAAAAACGCTATGAAAACTTTTAAAATTGAATTTTTAGACAAAGACGGTAACGAACTTTGGACTTCACTAACCGAGCAGTTCGATTTGCAAGACTGCCAACTTTACGCAGAACTATTATTTGCGAACTCGAATGTAAATGATTTATGTAACTATTTAATAACTGAATTATGAAAGACCCTTACGTTAACTCGATAGTTAGTTTTTTAGCCTTGGTTGCTATGTACATTATTTCTTATAACCTTTTATTCTTAATCATATGTTAATTACCTTAAATAAACAAAAAGAAACGTTGGAGTTTGAATACTTCGACCGCTACGGGACGTGTGAATACCAAATTAAAGTAGATAAACACGGGGCTTACGAAATCGAATTAAGTAACATTTACTGCGAATTATGTACTAACGATGACTGCGAACCCTACGAAATGAAGGAAGCCGAAATAGAAGGTCTTTACTATTGGACTTGGGAAGAATTAGCCGCTGAAGGTGTTTTTGATTGGTGGCAACAAATCGAAGACGATTGGCATAACTACGGATTGGAAAACGAAAAATACTAACGATGAAAGATAGTTTAATAGAACAAATTAAATGGTGGGTGCAGGATAAGGATTGGACGCACCGAAACGGACACTTTAACTTTAACCATTATTGCAACGTAATACAAGCGAAATATGAAGACCTTTATAATAACACACTACTACCAACAGAACCCGAAAGCAAGGAAGAAACGAACGACTACGATAGTTAACGCCTACGACACAAGACACGCTAAATTAGTGTTGGACATTTGGGAAAAATTAATAATAAACATAAAACAGATATGAAAGGAAAAATAAAACAATACAGACCCGCCTATTTTAGCGGTTTTGAAAACCAAGTAAATAATTTTAATTCAATAGATGAACTATTAAATATAGATTGGATAAAAAATTTTACTGAAGATAAAGACTTTTTTAGGTTTTCAATATCCTTAGCGGGTGGG